CGCAGTTCTCTAGGAATGATGTTTTGTTCACTGGACTATTTCCCATTACTTCTTCTGCCCAGCCTTGCGAAATCATTCGTCCATCGTTGTCTAAGCATTCGCATCGGAAGATAACCGTAGAAGCGTCGTAGTGCATCATGGTCGTGATGACTTGTCCGTGTGGGTAGGCAGTCCAGAAGCGTTCTAGACGCTTAGCAACGGTCTCATAGAGCGATAGGTCAAAGTGTGCCATTAGCGCGCCTTCCATACGATTGCCATGTTGCCCGCAAGCGTTGGACGCTCTAAATCTGTGGCGTAGACAAACTTGTCTTTGACTAAGGATCCTCGAGTTGGTCTAACAGTGTTGCCAGAGATGCCCAGCGCGCGCTCAATCTCTTCATCGGTCGCGCCGCCTGTCTGCTTTAGGTACTCATAAACGCGCCTGCGCTTTGAGCCGGACTTAGGCAGTGCGCGCAAAGCTGCAAGAGCGGAAGTCGGTTTTGCGCTGGGTGAGATGATGACGATGTTTCGGTCTATTGCAAGTTCTTCACGGTATGCGCCGAGTCCGCGTGTAGGTGCGAAAAGTTGAAGATCGCTCATGCGCTTAACGCCTTAATGCAATTTATCGCTGCACGAATCACACTTGCATTGAATCGATTTTGCTCTCCGCCGATTGTCATGTGTGCGTCATACATCAAAGTCAATTCATCAAGAAGAATTTCGTGATCGTCAAAACGATCTATCGGACGCGGCGGTTTCATAATGTCGTCTACGAACTCTTTGAATACTTTGTTGTATTTGTCGGAATAGTTTTCGGGATACATTTTTCTTGTCTCCTGTGTGATGCCAGTTTCGGGATAGGACTCTTCGGTCACTTCGGAAGGTTCCAAGGTGTCCAGTTAGAATTATGCCACACTGCGAGACCTGCGATCAGGTTTATCTTTGGATCGAGTAGCGCGTCGCATGTTTTTAAAATTCCTTTGGTTTGTAACCATCCTTTAGGCCAGTATGCCGAAGGGGTGCACCAGAATGAATTGATCTGCATGAGTCCGTAGGACTGACCTACCGTGTCTTTGCGATTGTGGGCTTTTGCGAGGCACCGTGACTCACGCTTTAAGACGCGCATTAAAGTAGGTGTTTCTTTTGCAGGCCATCCAACGCTTAGGGCGAGGTGTAGAGCTTGCGCGCAAGCTGTAGCCGGCGTAGTAACGGGGGGTGTGACTACGACTGGCAAAATGCCTAGTGGGATCGTGGCATAGGCGGTCACGGGGCTTACCCTAGACATGCTCTCAGGCGGCTTAGAAGCGTCCCAGAGGAGCACAAAAGGACAAAGCCCCAAAGTTACCCAAGCGAAGATTTTGATCGTTAAATAGCTCATTTTCCAAAGTCCAATTCTGTAGGGACGCCCCAGCTATCGCCCGCAAGAGTGCGGAAAGCGATCTGTGCGCGGATGATTGTGTGTGTGTCTTCGTGTCGGAAGATCTGGACAAGAATCTCTTGTCCGTTGTCTAAATTGCACCGACCTACTTCGTAGATGAAGACTTTCGGTTCGGTCATAATTTCACTCCTATCGTCGGTAGAACGACCATAGAGGATCGGTGCGCGCTATTGGGGGATTTCGGCGAACACTCTCTGAAAGGCTTGTCGGACAAGGACAGGAGAGTCTGCCATAGCAGGCGAGATCTCAAAGTGGCACCAAGTCCCGCCCGGTGCGCCGTGAATTGTGGGCTTAGAGTATTTGCTCCAGCGTTGTCGAGTGCACTGCCATCCGCGTCCGAAAGGCTTCGGTAGGTAATCAAGTACGCATTCAAGGCCAAGCGCATTCGCGTTAGCAGTAACAATGTTTAGAAATGCGACCATCCCTTTACGATTTGCCGCTGGATGTTTTTCTGTTGCCAAGAACGAAAGATCCACTGCTCTTCCGCAGGCGTGGACGGACAAATTATCGGAGCCGCGCATATTGCGGATTCCCCAGCTTCCAAAGTTGTAGAAGGCTCCGTCGCTGTAGCGGATCGCCTGTCGAATCCATTCGTCCATCCCTTGCCGAGGGCCATCTGACGCTCCGTCGGAGTTCCCTGTATACGGTCTGGAGTTTACGATCTTAGGATTTGCGAGAATCACTTCTGCTTTTTGCCGAACACATTGGATGATTCGTTGCCCTGTTTAGCGTTCACTCCGTTGCCGATTGCGTAGCCAAGAATCATAGTGAGCATCGGGACGCCTGAAGCCATGTCGATCTTGTCGGCGATCATTAAAGCAGTCAGACAGAGAAGTCCGACTAGCAGGATGACAAACTTTGGAAGGTTATTTACAGTCATTTTTTAGCCTGTGGTGTGGGCGGATATGGGTTTGCATCTTTTACCGCTTGTACAGCTGCTTCCCATGCTTCTTTAGTATTTGTGCCGCGTTGCCATTCAAAGAATAGGCCGTCTGATTGGGCTTCGTATTGTGTTCGTCGTGTTGTTTCTACTTGTGCTACTTGGTTGTTGTAATCGACTGCTGGCCATTGTGCATCTAGTTCGGCTTGTGTTGGTGCTTGACCTGAACTAAGCCAAGTTAATCCTGCGTAATCATCGCCATCTAATGTCCACAATTTGCCAACATAATTTGCGCTTAAAACTGCTGAGTAATCGGTCATGGTGTTACCTCAAAAACAGTAATGCTGGATGATACGCCGACACTTGCGTCCGTCTGCCTTCGGTTTACATAGCCAGTTCCCGATGGAACTTTTGCTTGTATTTTGTAAGTAGTTGCCGATGTTGTTGCAGGCGTGTCTATAACCGCTTGACCGTTTGTTTGAATTGTATTTGCATTAGGTGACTCCATAGCAAACAATGAGTTAGTCGATGTGCCGCTAGTACCGCTGCCGATTTCAGTTGCGCCGCGCAAAAGTATAAATTGAATAAAACTTGGTGCTGATCCTTGTATTTGCACTAACACAAGTATTTTATTTGATGCTGATGTTGGTGTAATGCTTACCGATAATCCTGTTAAATCAACATAAGAAGTGCTAGTAGTGGTAAAAGCATCAACTTTTAAAGTGCTTTTTACTTGCACAACGCCACCGCTACTGGCTGCAAAACTGAAGTTTGCGTTAAGTGACGCGGCATCTAGCACCTGTCCAGCGGTGTAACTCGTGAGTGGCATGTTTCTATCCTAGGACATTGTCTTCGTCAAGTGTGCCATATACCAAGTCGTCTAATATGAGCTCATAGACGATCGTGGTTGGTGAGGTGAAGTAGGTGACTGCGTGACCAGCCGACAAAGTAAGCCTGTGCTCAAGTCCTTCAATGGTCAGGTCTTGGGCAAACTGAGTTGGGCCTGCCGAAGTCGTGATTGACTTTTGGATTGCAATTAGATCTCCGACATCGAGAAGCGCAAGTGTGTCTTGGTCTAGTGCAGGTGTGCCGGGGAACTCTGTGCCGAGGAAGTTGAAGCGTGCTTCGGGATCTGGGCTAATTAGGTATTCGGCAAGCGTTAAAGCGGCGGCGTCGTTATGTAAAAGCGAGTCTGTAATTGACTGGGTTTGCACAAGGTAGGCGGCTTGACTGACTAGGTCTTCTGCTACTTCTGGAGTGTTTTCTCCAGCGCGTGCAACTGATGCGCGATTGACCACTGTGTCCGCTTGAAAGGAGATGTCAATGGCGCTGTAGCCGATCTGGGTACCGTCATCGTGGAAGTCGGCGACAGGGACTCCAAGCGTCGTTCCTAGACGCTTTTGGAATGTGATTGTGCCTTCTCGATCTACAAAAATTCTGCCCTGCTCTGCTTCGTTAATTTTGTTGGCGTACCCTGCGACCGAGGTGCCGTTGGCGACTGTGTAGGCAGCTGCTCCGCCAAGGGTCGCCACGCCTGTCTCAATGCTCCGTGTGCCTGTGTAAGCGACTTCTGGTAGATCTAGCAGTTCGTCAAAGCGCGCGCTAGAGAGTTGTTCGTCCACATTCCATTCAGCAAGAAAGGTCTGTCCCAGCTGATAAGAGAAGTCCGCGCAATTTACGGTCACTGTGTCAAGACCGCCAAGCGTAAAGGTGTAGTCGTAATTGACTATGTAGCCCACCCACAAATATTTTTTTACATTAAGCGAGTCATAGCGGGAGAAGCGGACTTCTCGAAGCGGTGCAAGTCCAGGCTGATTATTGTTCGGATCAAAGTACGGAGAAGTTGTGTCGAATGGGTTAAAAACTCCGTCGGCAAAAGTGTCATTAAGCGTAAAATTCATCGTGCCATAAGCGAACTGGTCGCCAGTGTTAGCGCGTCCGCGCTTTGCTGTAAGCGCAATAGTGCCATCCATAACCGAGGCAAACTGGGATGTACCGTCAAGCACATATTCGGTATTGTCTAAGACGCCTTTTACAGCGTCGTTAAGTGTAAAGGCGTCAAAGTCGTAGCCCGTATCTATTTCTAGGTCGTAGTTACCTGATCCAATTACCGCTACTCCAGCCATTAGGCGACCTGTATATTTGCGGGGCCGTTCGTCCTATTAAATGCTCGAATGGCGTTTACTACTGCCGTTCCAATGTCGGAGCTGGATCCGAGACCGCCGTTAATGTTAATGGTGTAATTTCCGCCCATTCCAGAATTGCGTCCCGATAGTGGGATGACCGCTTCAGGGCCGCGCTCGCCGATCATTGCAAGCGTGGGCCCTGTCACGATCCCGCCTTCTGCAAGGTAAGGAATGTTAGGTACGGAAAAGCCTTTGCCGCCTAGACCGATGACCCATGAAGGGAACTCAAAAGACAATTTGCCTACGGTGTTGTTCCACATTTTTGCAATGCCGTTAAATAGCATTTTGAAGATGTTGAAGACGCCTGTGAAGTAGGTGGTGAGTCCGTCAAAAACTGCTTTACCACCTGCGAGCATCGCTTGGAAGACTGTGTCTACGATTTTTCGGACTACCTCAAACTTGAAATAGAGCGCGGCAAGGATGGCGATGAATGCAACGATTGCAAGAATGACTAGACCAATTGGGTTAAGTGCAAGTAGAGCGTTAAAAATTGCGACCACTCCGTTTACGATCATTTGTCCCGCTGCATAAACTTTCATAGCCGTATTCAAGATCAGAATGGTGGCTGCTATTCCCCCGATTGCGCCTGCAACGATCAAGAAGACTTTGGTGTTCTCTTGTGCCCACGCGCCAAAGGCGATCAAGTGAGGCATCAAAGCTTCGACTATTGGAATCAGTGCTGCACCGATTGACTCTTTCGTTTCGGCAAGTGCTATTCCGAGACGCTTCATGCCGCCTTCGGCAGTGTTCGCAGCCGCTTCGGATGCTCCACCGAATGATCCGCCGAGCACATTCATTACATCTTCTAGAGATGCACCGTCTTTAATCATTGCTTTAATCTCTGGACTAAGTGCTGCAAGTCCTTTCATGTTTCCGCCGTAAGCCTTGGCAAGAGCATCGGAGACGGTCGCAAGGTCTTTGCCAGAGCCCGCAGAGATGTCTTGTGCGAGTGCAAGAGCGCGATTGGCTTCCTCGATGTCTTTAGTCCCGCGCACAAGTGACGCCAGAGCCGGACGAAGCTCACTGTCCGCCACTCCGGACGCCAAACTCATCTTAGAAATCATGTCCTCGGACGCTTTGACTTGTGCGTCGGTCGCGCCAGTGACATTCTGGAGTGCGAGCGCAAGCTGTACCTGTTCGGCTTGGTCTTCCATTGCGGCCTTGGTAGCACCTACAAGCGCAAGACCTAATCCTGCGACTGCGGCTGCGGCTGGAAGCGCGGCTTTCTTAATAGCAAATTGTGCTTTAGCCGATGCGCCTTCAAGCTTCTGAAATTCCTTGATTGCGCGCTGGGTTCCTTTCGCGTCAAATTCTGAAATTATTGGAAGGATTACAGCCATGATTTATTGCGCCTTTAAGTTCTGTCCGACTGCTTTGCCGACGCGATCCACTAGATCTTCCATAGCACTATTGAGATCGTCTTTGTGGGCTTCATATTGACGCCATACTACTCTTGATGACGATCCATATTTGGCTGTTAGTGCAGCTCCCATTCGATTACTAGTTGAGAAGTCAAAGAACGATCCAGCCGCCCCGATCCATTTAATCGCAAAGGTCGTTAAATTGACAGTGTTCGCTCGGAATGCTTTTGGCGGTTTTGTGTTTATGTACGCTTTGACTTTGTGCTCGGTAGGCCAAGGAAAGACCTCATAGGATCCTCGAAGATTCCAGCGTCTTTGCCACCCAGACAAAGGATAATTAAGCGGTATAGCGGATTCAATGTCCGAGACAAGTCCAGCTGTAATCCTTTTGTAATCTTTTGTAATCTCGCGCCGAAGAGACTTGTCTATTTTGTTTAATTCTTTGAGTGCTTCCTTAAGGCCGTAGACCTCTATGCGAGTTTCAATTCCTTCCGCCATGTCACCTTTTCTTATTCTGTTTTTCTAGCACTGCGATAATGGTAGTGAGATCTCGCGTGTCGAAGGTGTCAGAGTAGAAAGTGGGAGCCCACCCGGTCGCGACTACAAGTTCAGCGAGTTGTCGCCTGTAGCCGCGTCCGTAGGGTTTGGCATTTCTTCTTCCCCTACTGGCGCGCATTCCATAGACAGATTCTCTTTAAGCCACTGCCGCCAAGTAGGAGGAAGTGTCTCACCTTTTAACGCCAAGAGCGAATAAGCCCAGCAACAATAATCCGAGACGCCAATTCCGCGTCCGTCAGATACTCGACGATTCTCTAGGCGTTCCCATTCGGCGATTGACCAAAGGTTCGTCCAAAGAAATTCTTCTTTGCCATCGCGAACAAGTTTCAATTTGAGCTTCATTTATGTTTCCTTTCGTCGGGCCAAGGAAGGCCGAAGATTACGGTGTTGTATCGATTGTGAACTCGCCGCCCTGCGTAGACATCGTGATCGACTGGAGCTCTCCAAGCGATGCGGAGATCTGGTCAAGGCTTGCCATGTAGGTATTGGTGAGGACTAGCTCTGGATTCGTAGGACTGATCGCAGCGTCAAAAGGTTTTGCTTTGACAATAAACTTTGTGCCGTACAGCGCCGACAAGAATTGCCATGCACCTACAGCGGAGTAGTCCATAAAGAGTGTGATTTCTGCGGTGTTTGACTCAAGCCCCGCTTGGAACTCGCGAGCGGTCATTCCGAAGACGGTGTCTTCCAAAGCCTCTTTTTCGGAAGTGATTGTTATGGATGTGCAAAAGCCGGTGTAATCTTCACCATCTATGGTGATGACTGGGTTTGATAAGAATGCCATGTGGTTACTCCTTGGAAGTGTTGGTTTTAGTTTGACACATAATGAAGCCGAGAGTGTGGATTAGGCGGTCTTTGTGGATGTGCTTACGGAGAGCTCATAGGCGGGCAGGGTAGATCCGCCGATGTCTACATTTGTAGGACGCCCAGAGACGATGCCGATGTTGAGCGCGTAGATCTGGGCAAGGATATTAAGCAGGCTTTTTTGAGCGTCTAGGTTACCCGGGCCGAGCGTGATGATCTGGAGTGTGAAGTTAAGTTTTGCCACATTGAAGTTGTATCCGTCTACCGAATCAATGTTTACAAAGACGGAAGGCGGAGTGATATTGCGTGGATCGTTATTTACTTGGAGACCTTGGACTGTAGACAGCTTTGCGACTAGCTCATCGAATCCAGCATTAAAAAGATCGGTGTAGACCGGAACTGGCATTAGGCGACCTGCGGACGATCAATCCCTAGGAGCTGGCGGATCATTCCGTTTAATCCCATGACTGGAGTAGTGCCCATGTTTTGGAATGAAGCGAACTGATCCATAGATCCGCGCTGGCGGTAAAGCGCGCCTCCGTACATTTGCGTCCCGAGCAAGACATCTTGTGAAGGAACGACTGTCAAGGAATCGACATAGCCTGCCTCCATTCTGCGACGCCACGCAAATTGCGAGCATGCCGAAGCGCAGATTGTTAGGAAGGCTGCGTCGCCAGCGGTAGCGGTTCCAATGCCGATCCAGTCCTCGAGCATTTGACTAGTGACCCATGTGCAGACTTGAGTAATTGTCAGAGTGCCAGAAGAGGCAACGCGCGCTACATCGGCGGCGGTCTTCGCATAAAGCACTTGATTAGGAATGGAGACCGCAGGATCAAATAGCAGATCGCCTTCGTCGTCCGTACCTAAGAAAGCGTAGTGCGGTAGCGCGTAGACAATGTAGGTTCCGTTAAAAGTCGCATCGACTCCAGTGATGACAACGCTTGCACCGACTTCAATCTCGGCTTCTGTAAGAAGTTGTAAGACCGCGTAGTTATCGGTGAGCTGTTTATGTGTGACCGTGTAGGCAGCCATAATCTCGGCTTACCTTTCCTGTCTCGGGCTTACGC